CGGTCGGGCAATCAGAGACAGGGGATATAAAAAGCACAAATCTTGCGGCATTATATTCATCCCAGGACTAACGCTAACCGACATTGAACGGGACAAAATGAAAAAAGCCGAGGAGTCCAGCAGCTGGGGGTCCTCGGCTCGGTACGGTAACGACGACTAACTACTCCGGCAATACATCATCGATCTCCAGCAAACTAGTTAGTGGGACTTCTAGAGCGGCTGCCAACTTCCGCAGTGTCGTCAGGCCAGGCGAGCGGGTGCGGCCCTTTTCAATTTTCCAGAGTGACATGGACCCAACCCCAGCCGCTGCGGCCAACCGGTCAATCGAATAGCCATGCTTTAATCTCAGTTCGCGTAATTTATCGGCAATCATAATCAACCTCCGTTTCGTTCTGCAGCTCAACATAAGCCCGCTCAGCCGCCAGGTGCCGCGCATACTCACGGCAGGTCAGGTCAGGCGGGTGCGGCACGTTACAGGGCGTTATAGCGATCCATACGACAGTCAAGAGCGCTGCTAGGGTCATAAATCACCCGGGCGTAACGACATCAAAACGTCGAACTGATCTTCAAGGTCCAGGCCCTCGATTCGGTCGTGCTGGCATGCTTCACAAAGCCTGGACCAATAATCAATCGAGTCGTCCAGTTCGTGACAGGCTATCTCCTCGCCGCAGTCTTTGCAGGTATGAGGCTTCATGAGCGCACCCCAACGTCGTATTTGTCCCCATGCATGTGATTACGTCCACCCATGCCGTGGTCAACCTCGCAAAATACATGTACATTAACGTCTTTATGCCCGCCCATAATCATACGGCCATTCCAGTTCATTTTTGAGCACAGCGCCTTTGCCGCAGCACGATGATTATCGTCGGAATCAAGCGAGTCATCCCAAGATAATGTCACGCTGTTTTGATCGCCGTCGTACGCTTTAACGCGGCTACCTCGGCTATTTGTCGGTCCTATGTACTTCGTGAAAATTGCTTTCATATCTAAAATCTCCCGTTTTATGACCGTGCGTTATGCCAGGCCTTCTTACTATTTGTATATGCAATTGGTGTGCCAGTGCTCAAACCTGCTTAAATCACATCTAACGTGCATATGCGTGCCATTATATGCGCCAGTCGTACTATTTGCATAGTAAAATTTGCATAGTCAAGCAAGCATAACAAATCTCAGGGAGGATAGGGAGGACAACTAAAAGGCATCCCCAACTAAAAACATAAATAAATCAATACTGAAGTGATGATATCCATGTAGGGAGTATATTCTGACTTAGTACTACTAGATCATATACTATTGTATGCGTTGTTAAATATACAAGTGACAACTAGTAGATGTATTTAGCTAAATACATATACACACACTTTGTAGAATTTCATCCCTACTGTGTAAGTGTCATTAACGTTCGGTAATTATTTGAAAAAACTCAGGGAAAGTCTTTTTAAAGTGTCCTCTTCATCCCTGGCGGCTATTTTTCGTTGACAAAGTGTACATTTTGTGGAATTACCCAGTGTATGGGCGATGTGATCGACCAAGCCGAGCGTAGAGCGCGTGCTGCGTGGGACATGTTCCTCGAAGGCCATTCATACTCGGAGATTGCCGAGCGGTTGCATTTGCCTGCTGCTGGTACTGCGTGCGGTGAGATTACGCGCATGGCTCACGAGGCCGGCTTGCATCGCAAAACTTTGGGTGGTGGGTTGCTCGAGGTTGAACTGGCGAGGCTGGACAAATTGCAGGCTACTCTAGCGCCTCATGCGGCGAATGGTGACCCGCAGTCCGTGGCGCTAGTGCTGAAGATCCAGGAGCGACGCGCCAAGTACCTGGGATTAGACGCACCAGAGCGCCGCGAGATAACCGGCCAGGTGACCTTGGCGCAATTGGTTGAGGCATCCATGGTCGAAGAGCCACAGCAAATCGATTTAAAGGCAACCTCGTTACTTCCATGCGCCTCAGAAGAGGCATTGCAAGAGGTTCGAAATGGCGAAAAAGAAGAAACCAGTAAAAAAGCCTAAGATTAAAGCATACTAATTGGCAAAGATTACTCCAGCCAACATGCGCAGATGGCGCGAAAATCCCGTGCTATTTGTGCGCGAGGTTTTGGGTGCTGAGCCGGACGCTTGGCAAGCCGATGTTTTGCAGGCGTTTCCAAAGCATCAACGCCTTGCTATGAAGGCGTGCAAAGGACCTGGAAAAACTACCGTTCTTGCCTGGCTCATGTGGAATTTCTTTGCGACTCGTCCATTTCCCAAGATACTGGCAACTTCAGTCACTGGGGATAACCTCGGTGATAACCTGTGGCCAGAGTTGGCCAAGTGGCGAGATAGATCCGATCTACTTCGAACCACGTCAACATGGATGAAGACCCGCATAATCGCTAACGATCATCCGGAGCAATGGTTCATGTCGGCACGTACATGGCCTAAGGGTGGCGACTCGACCGATCAAGCGCACACGCTCGCCGGTACGCACGCGGACTACATGCTTTTTGTGCTTGACGAATCAGGCGGCATTCCTGACGCGGTGTCTGCTACTGCCGAAGCTGGATTGTCGACGGGTATCGATCTCAAGATTGTCCAAGCCGGTAATCCGACGCATTTAGAAGGACCGCTTTATCGAGCGTGCACATCGCAGCGTCATTTATGGCACGTCGTCGATATCACGGGCGACCCTGACGACCCGAAGCGCAGTCCTCGCATATCTACGCAGTGGGCACGCGAACAGATTGAAATGTACGGCAAGGAAAATCCGTGGGTACAGGTCAACGTGTTTGGTAATTTTCCGCCGTCGTCGTTGAATACATTGTTGGGCCCTGAAGAAGTTAGATCTTCGATAGAGCGTAACGTTTTGCTTGAGGCATACGAGTTTTCTCAGAAGAGAATTGGTGTTGACGTTGCTCGATTTGGTTCTGACTCGACGATTATTTTTCCGCGGCAGGGATTGAAGGCGATGAATCCTGTTGTCATGCGCAACGCTCGGTGCGACGAGATTTCTGCGCGTGTGATGTTAGGAGTAAACAAGTGGCAGTGCGATGCAGAGTTTGTCGACGATACGGGCGGATTCGGTGCAGGTGTCATTGATTTCATGTTGCAGAGTGGATCGAATCCGTACGCGATTAATTTTTCTAGTAAGGCTACCGATTCGCGGTATTTCAATCGAAGATCTGAGATGTGGTTTGAAATGGCGGAGTGGGTAAAGCGTGGCGGTCAGTTGCCGAACATTCCTGAGTTGATGGGCGATCTGACGACGCCTCAGTACACGTTTCAGAATGGTAAGTTTCGGTTAGAAGAGAAAGAGCAGATACGTAAGCGGTTGGGTCGCTCTCCTGATTATGGGGACGCGTTGGCGCTGACGTTTGCGTTACCTGACATGCCTCGGTTGGAGCACTCGTCTATACCTGGCAAGTATGTGAATTACGTATCGGATTACAATCCGTTTGCTGACGATAGGATGTGAATAAGATGGGTGCTATCGTTGATGTTATTGAGCATAGTGCGGTTGAATTTAAGTTTAGTAGGGAGCGCGTGACGGCTGAGTTATGTGAGGAGATTATTCCGTTACTAACCAAGCATCATATAGAAGTCTCACATTTTGATGATTTGGAGTTGCGGCCTGATTTTGATTCGTATTGTTCAGTTGATGCGGCTGGGTTTACGCGGGTGTTTACGATTAGGATTGCTGGTTTATTGGTTGGGTATTGTTTATTTTTTGTGAAGAAGAGTTTTCATTTTGTTGATTCGTTGCAGGCGGTTCAGGACATTTTGTTTATTGATCCGTCGCATAGGGGGATTGGATGCGAGTTTGTTTCGTGGTGTGATGAGCAGTTGAAGGCTGAGGGAGTTGAGATAGTTTACCAGGCGTTGAAGGTGTGGGACGATAAATTTGGTGCGAAATTGTTGTCGATGGGTTATGAGGTAGTTGATATTGTTTATGGGAAGAGGTTGTAGCGATGGGATTTGGCGGTGGCGGTGGCGGTTGGGGTGGTGGTGATGGGACTGACATCATATACGGTGGTGGTGGCATTCCGGTTATTGGTGGTGGGGGTGGTGGGACGTTTGGGTTTCACGCTGACGTGAGTGCGAAGGTGTTGGCAGATGAAGAGGCGAAGAAGAAGAAGAAGGCCGAACAGCAAAAGACGGACGCTGCCGGTACGATTTCACGGTTGCAGGCGCAGTTGAATACGCAGCAGAGTCGTCTTGGGGCGTTGGGATCTGGTGCTCGGAGTGGGACGATACTGACTGGTTTTTCTGGTTTGTCTGGTTCGCCTGATACGGCGGGCAAGACGTTGTTGGGGGCATAGGTTTATGGCGGCGGCGGTACCGATAGCGGCGATAGTGAGTGCGTTGGTTGCGGCTGGTGGGACGGCGTATT